TAATATCAACATGAGCAGAATACTAAACCTTGAAACCAACCGAGCATATAATCTAAATGATGTTCCTGATGAAGTAGAAGATCTAAGATTTTGTGTATTGGACAATGCTGATCCCAAAAACCCCGACTATTATTTTATTCCGTTAATTTTCTTAGAAAGTTTTAACAGCCCAGCTCTAGTATTACGTATTGGTGATAACACTATTAAAATGCCTGTAGATTGGCAGTTATTGATTGGCGAATCAGATCTAGGTGATTTAGAAGTAGTGCCACTTACTAGTATAAATGATCGTGGGTTTAGTGCTTTTTGCTTTAACCCCATTAATAGTTTTAGGCCCGAATTCCATCCAGTGGAAATCGTAGACATCTATCAAGATGTCAAATGGTATTTTCCTAAATTACGTGCTGGTCAGTTATTGGCAGTTCCTGTCAGCGATGACGAAAATCCTTTATGTGCTTTTTTTGTAAAGGACATTAGTAGATCAAGTGAAGTCATAGATTTCAGTAGAGCTTGGTAATGGCGAAACCTAGAAAACTTAGCTTAGATAGATTGTTTGGGGCCATGGATCTCAAACGACGTGATTTCCTAACATCATTAGACGAAGAAGAACGAAAAGAATTTAGTGCGTATCTATCTATGCGATATGCTTCTTGCGTGGAAGGATCTCCGGACCTACAAGAATATTACTTAATGTCAACTAATACACGATTAAATTATCATTTTGCTGCTATTGGTCGTCATCCTAAATTACAATGGTTATTGTTAAGTAGTGTTAGTCCTGGCATGGGCCGGCAACGTCACTATTGGTTGAAGGGACCCGACGGCAAAGGCTCAGGTCGCTCTAAGAAATTTTTAGAACAATTATACCCACACCTTGGGGATGAGGAAATTGATTTGATGTTGAAGATTAATGATAGATCAGACTTGGTTGAAATGGCACGACAACTAGGGTGGGATGATCGCAGGATCAAAGATGAGCTATGACCTATCAATGTCCGTATTGCAAGAAGCAATTTGTTAAAGAATCAACGCTGACTAGTCATGCCTGTGAACGTAAACGTAGATTTCAACAAGAGCGTGAAATTGGAGTACAGTGGGGTTTTCAAGCATATCTGATATTTTATGCAACAACTCAAAGCGGAAAGCCAAAGACATATGAAAAATTTGTTGACAGTCCTTACTATACTGCTTTTGTACGTTTCGGTCGGCATTGTCACAGTATTCATTGCATCAACCTTGCCAATTTTACCCGTTGGTTACTAAAGAATAATCGTAAATTAGACCAATGGACTAGTGAAGCTAATTACGCTGAATGGTTATTTGATTATATACGTAGAGAAAATGTCCAAGATGCTTTAGAACGCAGTGTGCAGACTATGATAGATTTTATGTATGAGCATCCTGAATACAAAAATGGTTACAGAGATTATTTTAGACTAGTAAATGCTAATCGCATCTGCTATCATATCGGTACTGGGCGAGTAAGTCCTTGGGCTGTTTATAACTGCGAAAGTGGGCAAGATTTTTTAGCGTCACTCAATGATGATCAAGTCAGCGGAATTACAGCTATCATTGACCCCACTTATTGGCAGGCGAGATTCCGTGACTTTCCCGAAGATGTTTCCTTTGTAAGACGTATACTAGAAGTAGCTGGATTATGAAATTTCGCAGTGACATTGACATAGATTTTGCAGATAGACAGCAGATCTTAGCTAAAATTCCACACATCGATGCCAGCATTGATAATAAAACACAGCATAATACCGGCATATATGTAACTGACATTCCATATAACCCCATCACAAATACTGCTACCATAGATTACCGAACAGCCGAAGATCGAGGATATATAAAACTTGATTTGCTGAATGTAAACATATATCAGCAAATCAACAGCGAACAAGAACTCATAGAACTAATGAATCAAACGCCACCTTGGGCAAAGTTATTGGATCGATCATTCTGTGAGCAGTTAATACACATAGGCAATCACTACGACACACTATTAAAAATGCCCAATCCCATTAATAGCATAGTAGAATTAGCTATGTTTTTAGCAGTCATAAGACCCGGAAAAAGGCATTTAATTGGGCGTCCGTGGAAAGAAGTCAAATTGACCATATGGGACCGGCCCTTAGATGGTTATTACTTTAAACAAAGTCATAGCATAGCATATGCTCACTTGGTGGCGGTGCATATGAACCTATTAAATAGGTCTACGAACCAAGGTAATTGAGCGTCGTTTGCTGCGTTTAGCAGCGATTTCCTTTAAGCTGATATTAGGACCCACTACTATAGTCACGTCCTTACTATTCATTGTCTTAATACAGAATTTAAATTCAGCCCAATCTGATTTTAGAAAAACATTGATTGGGATCATTCTATTACTTTCCCACCACCATTGTTCACCTAAGGTTAGAAATTTAATTTTCTGATCTTGGCTTCGCAAACTACCAAAATCGTAAATGGTAGTAATTTGTTCATCGGAATTCTGTATGATTCCGATATAATCATTGCCGCCATATGTAAGGTAAGTTATAAACGGGTATCGGCTTAAGAGCTCTTTAATTTCTTCCACTTTTTGGTAAATAGTAAAATAATGATTACAATCCAAACATATTTATATCCAGTTGTTGTAGTGGCCGAATTTTGGGACCCTACTGTTTTTACTACAAGGAATCGGGAAGTGTATGCAACGCCAGTAACTATTTACCAAGGAATCGACAACCCAATCCAGGTTCGTGTTTGCAATCAAGATCAGAAGTCAGTTAACATGAACGGGCGTGTTGTTCAGGTTGATATACAAAATCCTGATAATTATCTTACCGAGTACAGTTTTGGTGTCTCCTTTACTAACAGAGGTCGCGGGTTTGGTAATTTTACTATTCCAAAGTCTGTTGTGGACAGTTTAACCAAGCGTAATTATAAATTAACTTTTAGAATTATTGATGAAGCAACCAATAAGCAACAACCTTTGTATATAGATGACAGTTTTGGGGTCCCATTGGACCTTATTGTAAAACCGGCATATTATTCAGACATGCCCATACAAGAAAATGAATCCTCAGACTTTTTATCCATTGATGGCGGAACCACACCATGACATTAGAAACACAATCACTTAATTTAAACGCAAGACAGATTCTCATCAAGAGATTAAGTACTACTCAAGCTCTTGATTATACCGGTCCAATTGGTGAATTAATCTTAGACACTACGTTAAAATTATTACGTATTCAAGATGGTGTAACTCCAGGTGGTATACTTATTACTAGTGCTGCCTATTTGGCTACACAAGTAGCTAATCTACAAAGTCAAATTAATAGTATCTTGAGTAATATAGATCCTGCCGCTCTCGATAGTTTTACAGAAGTCATAGCAAATGTTAATGCCTTGTTGGCAAACAATGTAGAATCTAGTCTTACTAATTCGGGGTTCTATGCAAATTTAACTAATACTGGTAACTTAGTTGTTGATGGTAGTATTTTACCTAAAACACATTTAAGCCAAGATTTAGGCTCAAGTTCTAGAGCATGGCGTGATTTATATTTGTCTGGCTCCAGTGCGTACTTTGGTAATATTAAAGTTTCAGTTACAAACCAAGGAGTAATTGCCTCACGTGGGTCTAATGTTATACCGGTAGTTGGCAATATTCGCTTCCCAGATGGTACTGTACAGACATCAGCTGTCAATGCTGCTGATGTAGCTAATTTATCAACACTATTTACCCCAGAAACAGCGGCAAATATTGCCAACGTAGTCACATTTGTTAGCAATGCTACTAGTTTCTTTGATCAGATGATCGACAATAAGGTCATACCTGTAGCAGCTAATTTAGCAGCACTGATTGGTAATGTTGTTATAGAATGGACTCATCCAGTAACAGGCAATATATGGACAACATTTCATTATGAATCCGGTATCAGAGTAACTAATATACAGCAAGGACAAAACCTAATAGAAAATTGTATTACTATGTTTGAGGGTAATCTTTTGCCCGAATATGATTCAGGTACAAATACAATAAATGTTATTAAAGTTGATAAATTATTACACTCAAATTTAGCCATTATTGCATCAGGTTATGGACTATCATCAATTATAAATGGTAATGTTGCATTTGCTTCTACTTCCGTTGATGTAACCAATATAGAAGAAGATGGTAATGCTTACGTAATTTCACTAGCTATCCCAATCGCACCTTATGCCAATGCAGAAGCCTTTACATTTACCTATGATACAGTAGCTCATGGTATTCCTGTTTTATGGTTTGATGCTAATGCTACACCTTCGGGTTCGCAATTTTTTAGGGGAGCAAAAATAGACTATCATGCTCACAGTGAAGATTCAGGTACTATGATTGGTAGTATTCATATTGCAGTTAAAGATAATAAAACAAATGTAACCCACACTGAAACCGGAAGTGGTACAGCAGATTTGGCTAATAATGTTTTATGGGGTCGCTTCAATAATAAAGAAGATAAACTATATTATCTAAGAAGTGATGGCGTATCGGCACCAATATCTATACAATATACAGCAAAAATGTTTTATGCAGAATACGGAGTATAATAAATGGCAAAAATAAATCGATTTGCAACAAGTGAAATAGAAGGAACAGCGAGTTCAAGCACGGTCGTACCCCCGTTAGGTATGCATTTCGATTCTTCTGGATCCGTGTTTTTCAGCAACGGATCAGCTTCTTCTAAGAAATTTATAACTCCAGGTAAAATATTTGGAAATGAAGGCGGTGGTGCCTCCGGCTTAGACACGTTAAAATTAATTCCTGATGCCTCAGCTTATGACACTGGGTCTACTCAATTTGTTGTAGTTGATAGTGCTGGGAGTAATCGAGTTCATCTTAGAGCTGGTGGTACTTTAGATGCAGCCACTACTCAATTATATATTGGCGGCACGAAAAATTTCATTAAAGTTGATGATTCTACTAATGCTGTTACTATTGGAACTAGAGGCACCGATGTTGACAGCGAATGGACTTTCTCTGACACAGGGTCACTTAATTTAGGTACTGCTGTAAACTTTACTTCTCAATATCCTATTTCATTCGCAGCTAATCTTGATGCAAATACATTTATAGTTTCCGGTACAAGTTCTAGCTTTGATGGTGGGACCGGATGGGAATACGATGTTATAATTAATTCCTTAACTACGGGCATTGTTACTGTAAGTTTAAATAACCCACTATTGGCCAGTAACATTGGCTATAAAGTCGGAGATACTTTTAGTTTCGGACCTGGGTATCACGGCATAAGGGGATATAATCTAAACTTGACCGTAGATTCTATAACAGAAAATTTAAGTCCGGCTGGCTTTTATGCAAATTTAATTGTAGGAACACTACCGGTATTAGAAACTTCAATATCATCAGCTAAACCCTTAAAAATTAATGCAGGAACAGCAAACATTGTTGTAGGTACTGATGGATCTATTAATCTTAACTCTGGTGGTATTATATCCGAAGAGATGATTAATTCTAGGAATAGCATTGCTATAAAACCTTCTACAGATTCTGATGCTACATTATTACTTGCATCTTCTATAACAGGTGGCAATACTGCAATCGTTACCACAGCTAATCTAGCAGAAATAGCATTAACAATTGGAACAAATGATCAAGGTGTTAAATTAAAGGTTGATGGGAACGTAGAAATTTCCTCGGCTAACAGGGATGATGGTACTACTAAAACATGGAAGTTTATAAGTACAGGAAAATTAAGTTCACAGGATGATTCGTTTTACATTCAACAACCTTCAATTATAGATAATACATCGGGACTTTTTACTTTAAATAGTTCTGCGTTAACTGTATCCTCTGGATTAGATCTAATATTACAAGCCGGTGGAAACGCTAGTACTTGGACGTTTACTGCTTCAAGTGAAATTAAGTTTCCTAATAATAGTATACTTTCTGGTGTTAGTTATGCAAATTCCTACCCTGGAATCCAAATCATAACCGATGCTAATACTAATCCCACAATTGGTTTAGCAGTGTATACCAGCAATGCCAATCTTACTTATGTTACACCTGCAGATTCTGTTGAATCTGGTCTAGTATTTGGTTCTGTTGGTCATCAAGTGGCCTTACCTAAATCTGGTGATTTAACTGTACTGTCACGTACAGGTCGAGTTGCTGATCCCACCAATACTGTATCTGCTACTAGAGGTGGCAATGTTTATATTACTGCCGGCAGTGGTGGTGGAAACGCCGGTGATCCTGTTTATGGTGAAGAAGGAGGGCATGTCTTCATTGATGCAGGTTTCAGTACTAAAGATGCTATAAATGGTGGATCTATCGCACTACGTACTGGTGCTGGTTACAACGGATTTGGTAACTTAGTTATTCAAACTAATGGTAACGATAGTTTCTTATTTGAAAATACTGGAAATCTTACAGTGCCCGGTAGTATTTTACCGTTGACTGATCTTACACTAAATTTAGGTAGTAGAACCAATAGATTTAGAGACATATTTGGTAACCTAACATTGCCTAACTCAGCTGTTATTGGTCAAGCAAATGATGTTGAAATCACTGACGCTGCCACAACCTATACAAATAGCTTGACTGCTTGGGAAGATGTACGAGCCAGTTATCAGGCACAAGCCAATACGTTGGGTATTACATCCGCTGGATGGCCATTCATAGCATGGAACGCAACCGGCACAACTGCCGCTGGGTTGCTATCTCAGCTTACAACAGCTTGGCAAATACAGAATGGTTCGCCAAGTAGTCCACCAACGCCGCTAATATTTGTGCCGGCAATATCATCCGCAACGTATCAGCAAATCAGAAGTACATTGACAGTCGTACTAGACACCTACACCAATTGGCAAGCATTGTTAACCAGTGTGGAAATCACCGCAGGAACTGAATCAATTACATTGTTGAGCAATGGCAAGTTGCAGGTTCCCAATATAATCCAAACTGATCCAGAAGAAGATCTAGTTATCCGGACAAGATATGCTGGAGCAACAAGTCCGGGGGGAAGCGGTAGTGGCAGTGGTGCTCTTTCATATGCCATTAAAGACTTTACGTTTGGAACTAACGGCAGTTTAACGTTTCCTGATGGAACTATTCAGACTACAGCATATTCACCTGTAACAGGTTCGTGGACTTTGACACCAGGTACAAACACTGTGAGCTTTACTGTACCACCTAACGGTGCATATCATATGTGGGTCAGGGGAAATATTCCTAATGGTATCATATCATATGTTGCCACAGTGCATGTTACCAATCCCAATGTACCAGTGATAGGCTCACAACGGGGATATAACTATACAGATGGCGGTAGCCCAATACTACTAACAAGCATGCCTAGTCAGTTTGTAGGTACAGAAGGTACAATAGCAACTGGGGGCGTAGTTGGCACAAGAAACAATGAGTTTATATTTGGCATTAGCAATACTACCGGAACGTCACAAACAATCTACTGGGGTTATACAAAGATTTAATATGAAAGCATTTGTAATCATCTTACAAGAAAGCGAACACAGCCGTAAGGTTGGTGCTGAAGCTATCGAAGCTGCCCGTAAGTTTGGCATTGAACCGGAAGTACACAACGGTGTGCTAGGTTACAATGCTCCTGAAAAATTTCGTGAGTACGGTATTACACGCTTTTTGACTCGTGATATTATTGATAATCCCGGACATCAGGGGTGTTTTCTCAGCCACTTTGAGCTGTGGATGAAATGCGTCAAGTTGAACGAACCCACTATTATCCTGGAACACGACGCAGTTTTTATACGAACACTGCCCGACGATATACTGGATAAGTTTGACGGTGTGTTAAAATTAGACCCATTTGATGTATTTGACACTACAGAAATTTATACCAAAAACGTTCAAGGCCATATGAGCGAGCCTGTAGAAGTTTGGCACCAGCCTAGTAGAAACACTTGGCACGGTACAGGTGAATTTTTATGGGGTGCATACGGTTATATTATCAAGCCACATGCTGCTATGGAACTAGTACAGTTTGCTCGCAGAATAGGAGCTGCACCCACTGATATACACATTGGTCGCAATATTGTAGACATCAAAACAACCACTGTTACTGTAGTAACAATGAATCAAACTTACATCGACAACGGTGTTAAACAGCTCAGTAGCACCAGCAATTTGAATCAGTACATACCCGGAGTAAATCGTATGGCTCGAGAACCTTACTTGAGCCCTAAAAAATACAAAGAGCTGGTCAAAACCTTAGAGTTTATAGATACAATAAATATAGACAGAACAAATGAATATAAGAATCTCTTTTGAGTATACCCGATGTTTTGTTATTCCTGCTAACTGATACAATCAGATCATAGTGATTCCTTGTACCGACAAAAAATTTCGTTTGTTTGTCACAAACATATGATTGGTGATATAAAGATTTATACGTGAGATATCAAAGTTTAAAATAAAAATAAATATTAAATTAACTCTAAGAGGTATATATGACCACTGATGTAATGACAATATCGTCCCCCCCAACTTACCCAAGCGTAATCAATTTTGATTTATTATTGGGGGAAGTTCTTTATGTAAGACCGGTACAAACATTAAATGCCACAGTCAACTTTAGGGGGAGTTCGTCGAGTACCTTAAATTCTTTATTATCAGACAGATTAATCACAGCTCGTTTGATTTTAAGAACTGGAACTAGATCTTTTATCCCGCAAACTTTTTATGTTGATGGTGTAATACATTACCCTGATTTTCTAAATGGTAGCCAAACTAAGAGTGTAAGTACGAATAGAATGATTGAATACACGTTTAAATTTTATAAAGATGGTAATAACATTTATTCGATGGCTTTTGTATCACAATATGCTCCTACTATTAAAGGTGCTGTAGCTGTTTCTGCAAGATAATAGAGAAATAATAATATGAACAACTTGAGAGAATATGTAATTACATTATACAAGCATGAGGATTTAGATAGTTTCTATGAAGATATGGAAACAGAAGGCGGTAATTTATATATACCCTCGAGAGCTGTTCCGGTATCAATTCGCAAACCTACCAGTAGAAGCACTTTTTATTATCTTTCAGAGGAAGAAGCAGAACTAGTTAGACAAGATTCACGGGTAGAAGAGGTAAGTCTAAGTGCTCAAGAGTTAGGCTTGATTAATTGGCCTAGTTGGACAAAGTCTGGTAATTTTACTGCCACTGGGGTCTCCGGGGCTATGCAATGGGGATTTACACGAGTAGCGAATTCTGCAAGTGTATCTGGTAGCATAAACAGTGGATCTCAGGTGGGTGCAACCATACAAATACCATTTTTTAGAGGATATGGCGATGGTGCCGATGTTGATGTTGTTATAAGTGACGGGCATATTAATTCCTCGCATCCAGAATTCGCATTAAATGAAGATGGATCCGGTGGAACTAGATTTGTTAATTATAATTGGTTCCAACACAATCCTGCTGTAACTGGACAACCTCCCACTGTTTACTCATATTATTTTGGTCTTGCGTCAAATGATAATCATGGGGCTCATTGTGCTGGCACAGTGGCAGGATCAATGCAAGGGTGGGCAAAAAAGGCAAATATTTATAATATTAGAGCTCCCTATGGTGACACATATAATTTGCCAGATTTTTATCATTTTGAGTTTATTAAACAGTTTCATCTTAATAAGCCTATAGATCCTGAATTTGGTTTAAAAAATCCTACAGTAATTAACGCTAGTTGGGGATCAGGAGCGGTATTTGATACAAATGTAGCTTCTGGTACTGGCTTAGTCAGTAGTACTGTAATTGATTCTCCGATGATTGAGTCTATTGTGTATAGAGGTACGACCTATAATAGACCGTTCACAGTTGCACAATTAGTTTCATGGAAGATACCTCTATTTAGAACATATACATCTGCTTTACGGTCGGGAAGTACATGGTTTGTAGAAATTGAGGCTAGAAATCCCAACTACGAAGCTGACCTATTAGATTTAATTAAATTAGATGGTGTAGTGTACGTATCCGCCGCGGGTAACAGAAATCAATATATTGATGTACCTGGTGGACCTGATTATGATAATCGCATTATTGGAAGAAGTACTTATAGTTCTCCAACTGGGCCTACTAGTACTTTCTATTATAACAGAGGAACCAGCACCTCTGGATCGGTACAAACAGACACCGGAGACCAAAGTATACCCATTTGTATTGGGGCGATAGATGCAAATGACGGACCGGCTATCTTTAGTAATTTTAATAATTTTTCGCAAGGATCCACTAACCATGGACCTAGAATTGACACGTTTGCTCCTGGTAAGCAAATCTTAAGTTCGGTAAATACCAGCGGCTCAATTACGGATCCAAGAGATTCAAATTGGTCATTAGCCATGTATCAAGGTACAAGTATGGCATCACCTCAAGTAGCTGGTGTGCTAGCTTTATTAGCAGGTAAAAATTTAAGGTTAGCTCAACCTATCAATCAGAAAGAATTTAGATCATGGGTAAGAACAAATTCTGCTCTGAATACTTTAGTAGGACTACCAACAGGTAGCCCAAATAGAACCTTGGCTGTTCCTACCGGGGTAGTCACATGGACGCAAACAACTAATGTTCAATTTACAACTACAACAACTAGTACTTCCTCTACGACAACATTACCACCAAGCCCTACAGTCTGCGGCCCGTATAGTAATATAACAGTTGTTGGCAGCACTACTGGGGGAACTGTTTGGGGTAGTAACCCATACACCGCAGACTCTGATATGCGTAAGGCTGTAGTACACGCTGGACTTGCACAACCTGGTCAAACAGTTACAATACAAAGACATTCTCCTTATTTTTATCCTAGTTATACGGGATCTATACGTAACAATATACAGACACTACCTTACGGTGGATGGTGTGGGCATTATATAGAACTTGCAACTGTTGTACCAACAACTACAACTATTGGTCCTACTACAACAACTATTGCACCTCAGTTTTGGATACAAGTTAATAATCCATTAAATGCCGTTGTCGGTTCACAGTTTCAGTCTACTTTAATCGGACAAATTAACGGTGTTAATACACATTCAAATATTAGGATTGTGAGTGGGACACTTCCTACTGGAATTACTGCTTCTAATTTCGGAGCGTCATCTACACCAGGATTTATTTTAGGAATAACACTTTCCGGAACACCAACAACTGCTCAGATAAGTGATTTGACTGTAACAGCTAATTTTGGTACCGGTTCAGTAACACGGTATCTAACTTTCGCAGTAAACAGTGCTCCTACCACTACAACTACATCAACTACAACCAAACCTCCATTTTTAACCACTACTTCTACTACTTCTACTACAAGAGCTCCCACAACTACTTCAACTACATCAACTTCTACTACAACGACCATCGCACCTCCTTTGCCCGAGTATAAACTAATAAAAAGAACAGACTCTATAGCAGTGAATGGCACTGTCAACATTGATGTAGCATTAGGTCATATGCACATGTTTATGAATCCTATACCACCTATAGGTAAGTCTAATGGCAAAGTTACAATTAATCTACGTGGAAGCGATAGTCAAAGTCTTGCTAATACTTTATCATCAAATGCTTATCACGAAATTTATATCTATTTTAATCAAAAAACGGGCAGTTCAGCATCAATAGCCGGTTGGCAAATAGATGGAGCTGCTATTATACCCGATGATATCTCTACTATATCAAGCACACCAATTCTTACTAAATGTATTTCCGAGATAAAAGCAATTTTGTTTAAAGACATAAATGGTGTTTTCCGTTTACAAGTCGATACAGAAGGGAATTTCAGACAAGATGCAAGTATTAAAAAACTTCCCCTTACTACAACTTTAGGTGAAAGTGAGGCTTCGGGTCTCATTGAAGGTATAGCCGCAGTTCCTACTACCAAGGCACCCAAACCCACAACTTTAAGTTTGAGTTTTTCACCAAGCACTGCTACCGCTGGTGTCAAGTACACACTAACTTTTAAAGGTGGTCCAACTGCTGCATTGAATGATGGACAAGCAGCATCAACTTTAGTAAGACAAAAAGCCGACACCGATGACTTTTTTTACATAGGTTATCAGGCAGGAACTTGGATAAATGGTTCCGGTGTAATTGATGCTCAGGATCGCCTAACTTTAGATGCTAAAGGTCAATTCGTAAATCCTAATGCCTTGTATCCCTTACCTGGACTGGTAACATATGAATTAACGTTACCAATATCACCGAAATGGATTTACTCTCCTGCCGGGACAGAAATTAGACAGTACACAACCCTAGTTCAACCAAATGCAACACTTCCCTATTACAAACTTTCATTAGATTGGCATGAGAAGTATGCTGGAGAAATTATCACTCTTGTCTACTCATCTGCGGATACAACTGGAAAGTATAGCATACAAATAACAGCAGATATGGATTGGAATATGCTCATTGATGGATCTGGGGTATTTAATGCTGCTGGATTGGTCGATGTTCCTTCTGCTAGTTTATCGAAAAAATCACACAAATTTAATTTCAAAGTACGAGATTCGCTCGTTAGGACAAACATTCTTGTATATTTCAAATTATTTAGAAATGGTATTCAAGTTGCCGAAACATGTCTACGTATAGGTGATGCAGAAAATAAAAATCCAGGCCCCCATAACATTAATTTCTTCCTACGGGCAGATAGGTACAGCAAAGCCTATGGCGAACCTCTCGCTGTATTTTTCAGCACTCTTGATAAATTTGGAGCTCAGAAATTTAGAATTAGACATAGTCAAGTAAGACTGAAAGATTCTATAGTAATATCTAGTCCTAGAATTATTACAACTGGCCAAGAATTTTTTGTTTTTGATAGTACAGGAACTAAGAGTTCGCCCAATAATGCAGCAGAAGCACCGGGTACTATTACATTCTTGTATCCAACCGCCAGTTCCACTACACCTGCTCAATTATATCTATTTGTTGATAGATTGAAAGATGGCACCTGGCAACAAGTGGTTAGAACTGGCCCAATTGTAATTCAACCAGCCGCATCTGGTATGTTGCCAAAGTCTCATATTCAAACCGACACTTTACACAAATTTGCAGGTAATGTCGCGTATCTGTATATAGCAACTAATGAGTATAACGCTGAAGAAACTGTAACTTTAAGACTAAACAATACACAAAAAGTATTTGTTAATGATACAGCTCCTTTGAATGATGTTTTATGGGAAAATAATAAACAAGCAATTATAGCACAACCTTTGGTTACTTCATTAAGCGAATATACATACGCTTCACCGATGTTAATGTCCAAGAGACCCAGTGATGCAGAGCCTGTTACAAGAGCTTCGGCTAGTTTATCAGTCACACCAATTGGTGGCGTTGATCCTAAATTTGATGCAAATTTAAGTTTGCCATCAAAACCCTCTGTTACAGTTTTTCCAAATCAATTGACTGTGACAGATGGATCAGATGTAACCTTTACTGTTGAGGTAATTGGAGAACCAGACGGTCTGACGTTTTCTTTAGATGTGAATTCGTTTTACACTAGTGAAGGAATAACCAGCAGTATTTTTACTGATAATATACTTGGTGGATCAGGAGTTCTTAAAAACGGTACATTTACGATAAAGAAGAAAATTGCACCTGGTAATTATAATGGTCAAAAAGTATATTTTGATTTGTATAAAGGCACAGGGAGTTCAGCAGTTAAGATAGCAACGCCTTTGCCTGCTGCCTCTAACGCCAACTATACCGGAAGAGTACAAAACATTATGCTAAGAGAACGTACCACTTATTTCAGTGGTATTTTAAGTAGCAGACAGGGAACCTTAACAAGTACACCCAAGGTTGTAGCTATTTTTGGCGATTCATGGAGTGCTTCTGGTGGTGGTATACTACGCGAGGGTGGTGACCAGTCAAATGGGCGTGATTGGATAGAAAGCTCGCAGTTTGGCGATATCTACACAGCTATGTTACAAGTTTTCCCTGAAGAAAACTTACAGAGATTCACACGAGGCGGATTTACCAGTATGGAAGCACTAGGAATATTTTCAGCTTTGCCTGGTAATCCTTTAGTTGCTGCTGGGTACGCAAATATAACTGAGTACTTGAACGCTGTAAGACCTAGTTACGTAGTCTATCGTTTTGGTGGGGCGGATGCAATGAATTGGGGTAAAGTACCGGCAGCTGGAGAGTTTGGTCATGGCCAAACTTGGGACGTTGCTTATGTAACAGATCTAATCAAAACCAATATAGATACAATAGTTAGACGTACACGCTTGAATGGGGGCGAACCAATTCTTATAGGACCTTCTCCGTCATTGAGTTCGGTATCAGATCCGGGGTTTGGTCCACTTAAAGGTTTGCTACAAGAGCAAGGTGGATTTTTATCTAACGCCTGGTACACAGCGATAGGACAAATATTGGACTCGGTTAATACCTATATGCAATCTGTAGCTAGCAGTCTAGGACTTATATATGTCAATGTTAGATCTCTTGTATCTATAAATGGGGGTGTTCCTGCGGGGGCAATCGTAGACGGTTTGCATTTTACTGCTCAATTTGGCGGTAGAATCTCTGATTTAATAGCAAGGGATATTGTAAGACAATTTAAACATTATGAAGGTAGTAAAATTACCTATACTGTTGTGAGCTCAGGAATTACACAGAGTTCTAATATAAACTATAGTATAGGTGGTGGTGTTTCTGCAGCAGACTTTGTAGGTAATCCTAAATTGACTGGCAGAGTTTTAAAACTTTCGCCAGCAGCACCAGGAGTAGTCAACGGTATAACAAGAACTGTCTATAGTAGATTGTTTGAACCAGGTGGTGCTAACTCTAAGTTTAGAGTAGTAATCAATCCAACTTTAACTATTTCAGCATATATAAATGGATCTGATCTAGTAATCTCTGATGAAATTTTCTGGAATAAAGAGGCCTTAGTTGGTACTAAATTAACGGAAGTAACAGCAGCTTGTAAAGCTGCTGGTTACAGAGTCGGCATAGTAATCACACCATATGCTTTATTTGGTAACGAAAATATACCAGCAGTTACTCAGGCTGCTCTAGACGCCGAAGTAGCAAATTCTGGAGTTGATTTTGTTGTATTAGACGGTTATTACTTAGGAGATCCTAATTTAACATATTCATATCTATTAAATTGGCACACTGTAACAACCGCCAAATATATTGCTGCACCGTATAATAAAGGTATTAAAATTGTAGTGCAGGGTTTTACCAACCCTGCATTCAATCTTGAGGATTTGGGTAATTTCATAAAGAACATGGCAGCTATACCTGGAGTGGAAGAATTCTACTATGCACGTCATAGAGATTTTGATGACATTTATTGGTTTAGTACTATGACTCCTTATCTAGGACATGGTTGGAATGGCACCGAATATACAGAAAAAGCCGATAAACCTTTTGAAACTCAACAGTTAATCGTAACTAGAGAATCATTTATTACAATTGGTGGAGATTCAGATTCTGTTGCTGAAAATATGACAGCTACAGCTACCACTTTCACTAATAAAGTTGATGTAACACCCATAGCATTAGGAAACTTTATTAATAAGACACATACAATTAGTATAATTGAACCTCCTCCTGTTGTATCTGGTTGGTCAGTAGCACCGGCAGATTATAATGTTGAAGGCAGTACAGTAACTATGACTTACACTATAACAGATTCGGTAGCTAGGACGATATATATTAAAGTCAAACATGTTACTACTGTAGATGGTGATTTTACTTCGGCTACGTCGGCGACTGTAAAAACTGTTAAAGGTCCAAAGGCTAATAACAAGTTTACATTGACATTGAAGGCCAATGATACTGCTGAGTTTGATGAAAGGTATTATGTAGAGTTTTCAACTGCTGCTGTTTTCACAACTGATAGTGTGTTTGCTAGTTTTGGCCCATATACAATTATAGGTCAACTTAATGGCGGAACAGGAGAGCTTGAACCATTACCAACTACAAGTACCTCAACCTCAACCTCAACCTCAACTAGTACCACAACAACAACGTCTCCACCTACCACAACAACCACTAGTTCAACGACCAGCACCAGTACCAGCACCAGCACAACGTCAACCACTACATTTCCAGCAGTGTTTACTTACGTATTGTCAGCTGTTACGACTACTCTAGTTGGACAAGGTAGCACAGTACAATTGACACTAACTACCAATGATACTCGTGCCGGGACTTGGGACGTTAGGACACAACATACTCTATATGTTGATGTTGGGGGGTTGAATTCGGTATTGAACGGGGGCGGAAGGACCATAACTGTTACTATTAAATCTAGCCCGGTTATTCCTGCTGCTCAATTATTAAGTAACATTTATATCGACCGTGAGATTAATAGTGAGTTTACCTATAATGTTGCTCAAATTCAACTTACCATATTAAGGGTTTAGATCTAGACAACTATGTAAATAGTTAGTATAATAGGAAGGATGCTTACTGTAATTAGGGACAGTGTCCTTTCCTTACTACCCGGAAAACGTAAACGTGGGTCAAATGGATGGATCTCATTCAATGCTCCTTGTTGTCACCATCGTGGCGAAAGTCCTGATCGGCGTGGGCGAGGCGGAGTAATTGATTCTGCAGATGGTGCAATAACTTATCATTGTTTTAATTGCAACTATAAAACCAGTTATCGTCCCGGGCGACATCTTAATTATGGGTTTAGGAAATTATTGAGTTGGCTAGGTGCCGACGAAACTCTAATTAGAAGGTTGGTTATTGAAGCAGTTCGTGTAAAAGATACACAGCCCGAAATCGCTTATAATGATACTGCGACCGAAATATTTTTTAAACCAAGATCACTGCCCGATGATGTTAGATTAATTGATGAAGATCCAGTGGCCTTTCAATATTGTCATGGTAGGAAAATTGATTTAGATCGATATCCTCTGCTAGTGAGCCAGCGTACTGAATATAATCTTAACCGAAGGATTATCATACCATTTACTTGGCGGAATGAATTAATCGGTTACACTGCTCGAGCATGGGATCCTTTTGTAAAACCCAAATACCATAGTCAATATGACAGTAATTATGTTTATAATATAGATCGTCAACTTCCAAATTCAAAGTTTGTAATTGTAGTAGAAGGGCCCATTGATGCTATGAGCATAGATGGTGTAGCAGTTTTGAGTAACGAATGTTCGGAAACACAAGCCGATATCATCGACAGTCTAGCTAGAGAAGTCATTGTGGTTCCGGATAGAGATCGTGCTGGAACAAAATTAATAGACGCAGCCATAGAGTTTGGGTGGACAGTTAGCTTTCCGGTTTGGCATGAAACTAGTAAAGATGTGAACGAAGCAGTGGTACGCTACGGTAGATTGTTTGTGTTAAAATCTATCTTAGACAGCAGAGAAACTGGTAGATTAAAAATAGAACTTAAACGAAAGCGACTATATAGTTAACATGAAAGATTACTCTGTAGATTTACAAAAACTATTTTTAGAAATCATGCTAACCGACGCACAGAGTTTTGTGCGAGTGCAAAATATCTACAATGCTAACAACTTTGATCGTAGTCTGCGTGAGGCTGCGACATTTATCTATGAACATGCCGATAGACACAAGGTTTTGCCTACACAGGAACAAGTATTAGCTGTGAGTGGTATTGATGTACGTGCAGTTCCAAATTTGGATGAAGGTCATTTATCCTGGTTTCTAGAGGAGTTTGAAAGTTTTACTAAGAAACAAGAACTTGAACGTGCTATCCTTAAAGCCGCAGACTTAATCGAAAAAGGTGAATTTAATCCAGTTGAAAAACTTATTAAAGACGCAGTGCAAATCAGTTTACAACGTGATTTGGGCACAGACTACTTTGAGAATCCCAGAGAACGATTGCTTGAACTTAAATCTAATAACGGACAACTTAGCACAGGTTGGCCTAACTTGGATAAAATCTTGTATGGTGGATTTAATCGAGGTGAGCTACAGATCTTTGCTGGAGGGTCAGGCTCGGGCAAGAGTCTAGTCATGCAGAACTTGTCTGTGAACTGGATGTTGGCTGGCCTAAATGGTCTTTATATTACGCTAGAACTCAGTGAAGGCCTGTGTAGTATGCGTATCGATAGCATGGTTACAGATACTAGCAGCAAAGAAATATTTAAAGACATTGACAATGTTGACATGAAACTACGTATTGTAGGTAAAAAAGCCGGACATTTCCAAGTCAAGTACATGCCGGCACAGAGCAATGTCAACGACATACGTAGTTATGTTAAAGAACTACAGATACAGACTGGACGTAGGATTGACTTTCTCTGTATTGATTACTTAGACTTGATCATGCCGGTGTCGGCCAAGGTATCGCCTAATGATTTGTTTGTCAAGGACAAGTATGTCAGTGAAGAACTACGTAACTTAGCCAAAGAACTTAATGTGTTATTTGTCACAGCATCGCAGTTGAATAGATCGGCTGTGGAAGAAGTTGAGTTTGATCATAGCCATATTGCTGGCGGTATTAGTAAAATTAACACAGCAGATAATGTGTTTGGTATCTTCACTTCGAGGGCCATGCGTGAACGTGGCAAGTATCAGATACAGGCAATGAAAACACGTTCTAGCTCGGGAGTAGGGCAAAAAGTTGAGTTAGAGTTTGACATTGAAACTCTAAGGATTAGAGATTTGGCCGATGACGGTGACTACAATAAGTTTAAGAAACAGACTAGTACTATCTATGATCAAATCAAAGCCAAGAGCGAAGTTAAAA